ATTCGATGTAATGTTCTTGGATTTCATCCTTCTGACCTTTTATGTAATCAGGGAGGTTCTCCCTAATCGTCTCTCTTAACTCTTGTATCTCCATATGATGTGTTATTCTGATTTAATAAGTAAAGATACACTTTTTGCACTAACTCCCCCAATAATCCGTCGAATTTTCACGAATTGGAACACTTCGCCTACTTTATATTCTTCCATGGTTCATATCGTTTTTACTGAGTTAAATTGAAATTTTTCCTTTATACTTATCAAAAGGTGATTCTACATAAAGTTCCCATTTACCAATAAACCTATTTTTAAAGACAACCTTTGCAAATTCAATTAATTCATCGATGGAATTAAACCGTTCTGTTAAGTCTCCCACTTCCTGATATCCAAAACGAATATCAGCCTCGCAACGTGCTTTCTTGTCCTCATCCTTATCTTCTTTCGTGACAGGACGCATAAGTTTAAGAGTATAGGAATCACCAGATAGAGGAAAATCTCTTTCCCAAACATACGATGACCGGGAATGTCCGGGCTCCCCGTCCACTTCCATGTAAACGCCCTGGATATCCAATACCCCGTAATAATGTATAGCGTTGCAGCTTATTCCCCGGAATGTGCTTATGCGTAACGTAACCCTCCTTATCATGTTGGAAGGTCTCCATCCCCAAGAGGGAATCGCATGAAGGGGCTCTCCGGGGATGACGGAATCGAGTCCGCAATCATCAGTAAATACATCCGGATAAATATATTTTTCTGATACGCTCCTATTCACTATTTCTTGTAATTCCATGATTCAAATTATTTTAATTTAAGTGAACTCCAATCCCTGTTATCCTTGGATGGAAATATCAAACATTCTCCGTTGGTGTTGTACGCGCCATCCTTATTTAACACCATTCTATCATGGCTGTCACTGATGATTATTTTACCGTATACTTCATCAAGATAAACAATACATCCACCGAATATTGGAGACCAACCCTCGGATACTCCCAATTCTTTTATTCTATCATATACTGTCATAATTAGCATCTGTTTTCTACTTAATTATTTTATCGATCAATTTCTTCAAACTGTCGTAATGCTTTTTAGCCAATTCAACAGCTTCTTTGGAAGCGTCCCCGGACATGATTAAATTATCTATTTCATTCATCCCGTAGCGTATAGCCTCGTACTCGGGATACGTAATGGTTACTTTGCGAGGCTTTGGATTTTCTGTATTTGTATTTTTGCTCATACTGTTATTTTATTTTCTTTCATCGTTCGTTTTCATATATCTTCTCTTTTTAGTTCGTTTGTTCTTATCTTTCAACACCATAAAGATACACAATGTTTATCTATTTGCCAACAAAAATCAGGAAAAAGTTCATGTAAAAAGATAAAAAAAGAGGAGAAAAATTCCTCCTCGATATTAAACTAAAAAATTAAAATATATGAAAGCTGAAAATCATTTCAATTCACAGGCACCCCCGGCGCATCCTTGAGCTACCGTTGAACCCGCATCAACCCATTCCTCGTCCCAGTCCGTTATCGAGGACCAATCGATATGTTTCATATCCTTCAACTTCTGCCAACGATGGAATAATGAAACATGTTTTAAGCAGAACTCGGTCTTCGTGAGATCCCCTCCCAGGTATTTCCCGGCGAATTTCTTGAACCTGCGGACCCAATCAATTTTCTTATCCACGAGGGATTGTAGGTGAGAGGATATCGCGTTAACATCACTAATCATCACTCCGTTCACTTCGACAAGTAGCTTCCCATTTTTTAGATGAGAAAGGATAAAATTAGTTATATCCTGATCCGTGAGAGTTAGGTGATGTGTGTTCCTACCCATCGCGACATCACAAGCCAGCCAGAGATCATCATTAAATACAGCCAACCCATCAACGATCAAACCACCGGCAAGTATCGCACCCGCACCGTATCTTTCAGCTAACTCTTTTTCATCCAAAACGCTGGTATAGGGAGCTTGCGGGTATAAAAGGTCACCTCCTTTAGGAAGAAAACTTATACCTGAGAACACATCTCTGTTATTCCACACGTATTCTTTCACCTCATCCCATTCATCATCCTTAACCATGCAAGTGTTGGATACATTCATCCTCATCTTCGCGAATTTCGGATGTTTCTTGTAAAACTGATGGTCAAAATTCGTTCCGTTCTCAATCCAATGCGCTTTTGTCATCTTAACCATTTCAAGGAAATCGACGGCTGATGAATACTCGGACGTTAACACGTTATCATCGAGTTCAACGGGAAATGAAATGACACTTTCAACTTCCTTGTCATACACTGACGGTTTAACCATCATCGGATTGATCTCTTTGACATATCTCAACGCCTGTTCGGTATTGGCGGCTTGAATATTTCGGATGAATCTTTTAAACGGAAATTTATGTATTCCTGAGCTTGTACAACCGAGTAGTTGGCTTGAATTCCCTGACGGTTTAACCACCGTGCATCGTGCAGCCGGGTTGATACCGATTATACGGGACATTTTGACATTCGTTTTTTGAACCAATCTCGCACCTTCGTCTTGAATTTCGGGATTGAAAAGAATTTCGGGGTTCTCACACATACCCGTTATACCGACCCCTATAAGGGCATCTCTTTCCGCGATCAGCCGGGATGCCTTGGTTAAAACCTTAAATGATGTGTATGATGCCTGAATCGTTCCCAGCACGGAAGCTCCCCGGCATGCGTCAAAAAATTCCTCCTTCGTTTTTATCTTTGATCCGTTAATCTCGGTTAGGTTACAGAAAAACCACCCGTACTGGATCTCACCATTGATTTCTATTTGTGGGTAACCGGATACTTCCACACATGGATTATACACAATATCCGGGTGAAATGAAAAGATGATCCCCGGTTCACCGAATTGCTTAATCGATGAGAAGATGTTCTCATAAACCTCTTTCGGGGTTGAGGGTAATATGATGGCACTGTTATTCGCCCTTGCAAGTTCCGCGAATTCACTGAACCAACCACCTGTTTTGCAGGTTAACATTTCCCTGTCGTCGGCATCAAACTGGCAGAGCAGGGCGGATCGGCGGATACCCCCCGAAATGACAGCATCGGCGATCAAACAGGCTAGTCTGTGAACCTCGAACGGGGTCGCCTTCCTCCCCCTTATCCTTCTGAGAACCTTATCCATCTTACTTAGACATTTCATTAACGGTTCCGGGCCGGGCGCTCTAAACCCGCCGGTAATGAATGCACCCTTCGGCCTCACTCTCGATGAATCGAAAACCACTTCCGGTAGCCCGAAATAATGTGATTCGATTAACGCGTTAACGGCATGGGACCATCCCTCGATCGAATCATCTATCACATAAGTGGTTTGTTTTGATGTATCAACGCCCTTCATTTTAGGGAGTTGATTGACGTGAACTTTTTGAACGGAATACCCCGTTCCGCTACCGCACAACAGGAGATACATCAATTCTTGAAAAAATGAAATTCTGTTCGCGTATGAACCGGCACAGTTATAATTTCGAGCGTGGTGTTTCAATAGTGTGTTACCACCGTATTGAAGCGCTCGTTGCGCACCAAGAATAACTTGATTCCTGTAAAGTTTCTCAGCGAAACTCATTTCTTTTGATAAATCATCGAGAGATGAATCCGAAATGGTCATATCATCTGCCAAATGCCTCCAATGCATTTCCATCACGCGGTCGATACTTTCGTCCCACGTTTCCTTCTTCCCGTTCACCGTTCTGGCGTACTTGCTGACAAAGATGTAGTCTCCGATCTCTTTTCTACTATTTACAATATTCTCCATATATCAAATGTTAAAAACTATATCTCATTCTCGTCACGAGGTACGACACGGCAGATCGGTAGATTACCCGATTGAACTATCAAATTGATGTAATCGAGTGATTCAACCCGCCCGCCCTTGCGTGCCAGCTCTCGCAAAACAGAATTAAAGATACCATTTTCTAACACGATAACCAAGGGTTTCGGTTGCCTATTTTTATCCAATTCACAGGCCCTTCTCTCGTAAATCATGTGATTTTGAATTCTCTTCAGATCGGGCAAATAGGGTTCTAACACCGGTATTTTGTTGGCGCAAACCAACGTTATCGCGGGTTTAAACCCCGTTTCAATGTACAATTTCGGTTTTTTCATTTTTCTCTTTATATGGTAAAAAAATTAACGTGTTCTTTGCTCGTGTGACCGCCACGAATTGAAGGCATTTTTCTCCGTAAAGTGCGAGTTCGGTTGTCGCGTATTTACTAGGTATCAGTTCATGAAATCCTAGGATGAACACTCTCTCAGCCTCTAACCCTTTACTTTTGTGAATAGTGGAAAGAATAATCTTATCATCCGATTTATCCCCGAATATTTCGTTCACTTGGTTCTTAACCGCTTCAACGCTACCAAAAGATTGAACGAGTATCATGATAATTTGAATTTTCTCTGCCAAAGCGACATACCCCTCGTTAGTTTGGAAATTTTTAATACCCCTTTCTTCTAGCTCTTTTCTTTTTTCTTCCAGCATCTTTTTCAGATCAACAAGCGAATTGATACTCGATAGAATGGATCGCAAACCTTCCCCGTAATCTTTTCCGAGAATAACGGATTTCTTTCCATCCCTCAATAACTTTATGAACGTTTCAACTAGCGGTAAGTTATTCCGACATATAATGTAATCACCACTTTTAACCTCATCAAGCTTTCCGAACCTTACCTCGCCATCCGGTGCGTCAGGTAACGCCTCTATATCGGGAGAGTATTTCCTCGCTTCTTTCACAATATTTTTCGCGCATCGATAGGTTAAACTTAATGGTAAAGAAATGGTATTCGGCCTTTCTTGAAACGCTTTAAAGGAATCCGTCGAACAACCTTGAAATCCATACACCGATTGAAAAAAGTCACCCACCGTTATCAATCTCCCGTTCTCTTTCAACATGCGAAGGATCAACTCTCTCTGTAACGGGTTAAGATCCTGTGCTTCGTCACAGAATATGACATCATATTTAGGATACGATTCCTGGCGAACATATTTATAAGTTAGGTAAAGTTGATCGGTGAAATCTATATCCAGCTGATTCACCCTCAAGCCATTCGTTTTCTTATCAATAACCTCGACGAACTTCTTTAAATCTTCACAGTAGGAGGTGTCAAAATCAATACCCCATCTATCACAAATACCCTCCAATTGCTCCCTGTCATTCACGTCAACAAGATTCATGCGAGCGAACTGGTAAAGACGGGATATGTTCATTATCCTGCCATTTATCTTTTTATCTTCCACCATTTTCCAACCGGGAACGAGATATTCCTTGCAAACCGCGTAATCTCTCCACTTCGATAATTTAAACTTACATCTTTTATTACTTAAAAGGGTGGAAAACGCCTTGCTGTGAATAGTCTTCACCTCCGCCCTTCCCATGCACCTTGATTCTAATTCCTCGACTATACTTTTATTGAAAGCGAGGAATAAACAATCCTTGTATGATGGCGTAACTTCCAATAAATGAAGTAATAAACTCGTTTTTCCACATCCCGCGCTAGCGTTAACGAATATATTGCTATTCGAATTCATGTACGCGTCTGAAATAGCCTGTTTGTATTTATCAAGTTTCATGATATTATTTAATGTATACTTTTTTAATACAGTATTCAGGTTCTCAGTTTGCCTCGTCTAGCAACTTGGATATCTCTTCCTCCGCTGCCTCGTAGGTTTCATAATCATACCCAACCTTACACATTACCATGTAATTGGTGTATCTATCTATTTCGATACCCAGATCGAAAGCGCTTTTTAGTTCATAAATTCGAAAAACTGTTTTCATATCCTCTTACCTTTAGTTCTTTTATTATTTCAACACTCTAAAGATACACAAAGTGTATCGAATTATCAACAAAAACAGAGATTATTTTCCTGAATCCTTCAATCTTTTCATCACCATGAAATTAATATCTATCTCACTGACATCAACGTCAACCCCCTTATTTATGGCATCCGTGACTTTTTTCTTACCTTCAACCAATTCCGCCATGTACGTGTCGATGGTATCCGGACAGAGAAGGTAAAACACGTTTATGTTATTTTTCTGCCCCATTCTCTCCAATC